AAGTTTTACCTGTAGCAGCCTCACCTGCAATAGCAGTAATCTTATTTGCTGGCATACCACCGTATATTGATCCTGATAATAGGGCGTTAAATGAATACGAACCTGTGTCTACAAAACTTGTAACATCACTATCCATACCATCGCTTACTAAGCCTGCATACTCATTACCACTTTCTTTAATTATATCTTTTAAAAAATCACTCATATTGTCTCCTTAATTATCACTTACTATAACATATCCGTTCAATCTTGTCAAGCTTGTATTGTTTTTACTGCTTTAAATTTTATCTTTATAGGTTTAGGCTCACCCTCGTTCCATAACCTATATTTTTTGTCTTGTGGTACCCAATCTTTAGGTGGTTTTTCAAATTCAGATTGGTCAATCTTATTCCATAATGTATCTCTTAACTCGTCACCAGATTTACCATTTGTAAATGCAAAGTTTGATTCTACGTTAGAACAAACCTCACATAGTTTCTCCCAATTGTACTCTCTTGTACGTTGAAAGTCCCAATATTCTTTTAAGTCTTTGTATGATTCCTCTGAAATAGCCATTATCTTATTATATCTATTTTTGCGTCTGGTGTCCATACTTCTAACTCACTTCTTAATCTATCTTCTTGTTTCAATTTATTATAACGATTTTCAGCTTTCTTTTTCCACCAATCTATAATATTATTTATGTGAAATTTATCCCAATTATCGCCTTTTATAATGTCGCTAGTATTACCTTTTACTATATCTAGATAGTTCTTGATACCATAATCACTAACGTAATATCTTTTTCTTTCAGTTAGTTTCTTAGCATTACTTATAGTTGTATTAAATTTTTCTAAATTACTTTTGTCTAAACTTCTTTTTACTAAACCAATAATGGCTGTAGTTAGTTTTAACTTTCTACTAGAGGCGTCATCTTTAATAAGTTTACCTACATTATTTTCAACAAACGTTGCAAGATCATGGAAAGGTTTACCATGTATCAAAGGTATAAAATCACTATCAGTTAAACCTTTATATCTTAAATATGGTTTCATACCATCGTATTGACTAGATGATTTACTATTACCATATAAACTTGTAGTTTCAAACAATGCTAAATTCATACCATATTTTGCATTTAGTTTTTCTCTTATTGTATGACTACAACATATGGCAGCCAATAGTTTACCACCTAGATAATTATAACCAAAAGGTTGAGTTGGTACTATTACAAATCCCATGATAGAAGTCTTATTAAAACTTACTAATTCTGGTACGTGAGTTAACAAATCGTTTCTTGGTTTCATGTTTATAACAGGAGAACCACATCTTATAAAACCTACCCACTGACCACTATTCTTTTCTCTTACTGCAATCTTTAAATTTTTACCAGGTACACTTGACATATTAGTATGAGAAGAAGTCATGTTTAATAATGTATCGTATGTTTCATTATCTGGCTCTAGTATTTCAAAGTCCATATCTTTAGGCGACATATCAAAATTAGAAAATATACTACCCTCTAGACCCATACCAGGCAAAGCAGATGGTACATCTACTATTTGAGATAACTTTTGATCTCTCATATATTCATCTATACGACTAAACTTTTCAAAGTAGTCATTGAATATATTGGCACAGTGTAAGGCCTGATCATTTGTTAATGTTTTCATCTTCATATTATATCACGTTCAACTAAATTTGTCAACCTGGTTTCCCCATACGTCCCAACCAGGCATAGAAGTTCTAGCAAATAGTTCTATACGTGGCAAATCACCACATAGTTTTACTATATCGTCTCTGATTCTATCTGGTTTTCTACTATGTTCTCTGCGTTCACTCACAACCAATCTATCTACGTTACCACCAACTCTTTTTGGTTTACCTTTTGTTGCAAGTATACATGTCTCGGTATTGGCCCTAGTCCAGTATCCTGGACCTTTGAAAAAGTAATTGTTTATTCTATTCTTATTCGTCTTCGCCCACGTGAAACCTACTGTCTTATACTCAAAGCCCCACTTCTCTACTAATGGTATTTGTTTGTGTAGTAAAGGATCGGTACACCACATAAACAATACACAATCTTTGTCTGCTAGGTCACCTATCGGTAAATTTTCTATATCTTTCATTGTCATAGTAGGATAATGATTAGCAGGATTAGTTTGTGCCTTATCATTATTATAGTTTTGAAAATGCCAAGGAGGATCGGCGTAAATTATGTTATATTTTTTGCTAATATCCATATCACTAACATTATAATTAAAAAAACTTTTGTATCTATTGGTGTTTTTGCTATGTTTTGACCAAAATTAAAGAATATAAAAATTGTAAAATAAAAAAGAAATAAGTTTGCAATCATAGTTTATACTCAAAATTTTGTGTTACGTCATTTATATGTACTTGTTTAGCACCGTTTTTAATATGAAAGTGTGTCGCCATTGGTGTTAAAGGAGATAAGGTAACTACTCTTTTAAACTTTTCTTTTATAGCCCACTCTTTTAATTTGTTTATAATCTCTCTGCCTGCACCTCTTTTACGAGACCATACAGTATATGCCACAATTATTTCACCTCTTTGACCATCTTGATTGGCAGCCTGTGACATGTAATCCATTTCTCTTACAGTATATGGTACTTCAGGACATTGTGCAATACAAACTATTGCCTCTATCTCATCGTTATATTTTAGACCAAATATTTTTCTACCATGCATTATTCTAAAACCTAAAGTTAATTCAGGCCTTACAGGATCCTCTGATACATCTATGTTATCTAGTTCAACTAATTCTGTACCTTTGACCCATTTAAAAAAGTTATTTAAGTTATCTTTTATTTTTATCATCCGAAAAATGCCTCCAAACTTGCTTTCTTCTCCTGTGACCAACCGATTGCTTGTAATATAAATCGCATAGGGTCAAGGAATGTTTTTTCAAATTGTGTTTCACGATCTATATATTTGTCTAATTCAAACTCTTTAGGTAATGTTGTAATATAACTAATCACATCAAATCTAAATGGGTTTGCTTCTATTAGTTTTAAAAATTTAATCTTATCACCCTCTCGTATATAAGGATATTGTTTATGTAATTTCATTTCTTTTAGTTTGTGATTATAAATCAAAGAACCTTTTACATGTATTGGTGTACCTTTACTGAATATAGTTGCTGGGTTTTTATACTTTTGAATATTGTTACATGATCTAGGAAAAGATATTGCTTCAGCAGATAGTTCTTCAAACTCTGTTTTAAAATCAGCAATGAATTTTTGTAAAGTATCTTCATCTTTGTTCATAATAATTTTAATTGCTTCTTTAATCTTACCTCTGCAAACTTGTGGTGTTGATGATTTAACTGCCTCAATACCCATGATCTTTAGTTTAGGATCAGAAAGTCTTACACCCTCATCATCTAATACATTTAACATATATCTTTTCTTTGCAACCCATATACCTTTGTTTGCAATTACTTCACGTTTCATTACCATACAATTTTTAAATGCATTTGTATAATCAGATAGTTCATTAAAACATTTTTCAATATACGGCTCTAGTCTACTGTTAACAACCTTATCAATAAAGTTACATATTTGTTCGTTGTTTTTACCTTTGCAAGTCTTCTCAACAAGTTTATCTAATGTTACATAGATACTATCTGTATCAGAGGCCACAATATAATCAAAGTCTTCATCTTGTTTTAGTATCTTGTTCATATAACCATTAACCTTTTGTTCAATATATCTAATAATAAATTGACCTGCTGTAGTTATAGCACTTGCTTGTCTTACATCGTAAAATCTAAAGTATTGATTGCCAACTGCACCATAAGCTGAATTTAAGGCAATCTTTCTTGCCCACTGAATGTTATGACATCTAGCAATTTCTCTTTGTAATTCTGGTGTTGGTGTTTTTTGATATTCTTTTTTAGCCTTGATCATTCTTTTCTTATAGATCACACGCTCATTGTACATTGTTTCCATCATTTCAGGTAAAAAACCTTGACTATCATTTTTAAACTTTGCACCGTTAGGTGTTATACAAGCATGTTCATTTTTTAAATGAGACAAGTCTATGTTTTGTTTTAACATTTTATTTACTGAAATACCAGAAGGATCTTGGCCTATTATCTTTTCAGGAGAAATATTATATTGTATAATGATATGTGGATATAGTGAGTTAATATCAAAAGAACATACCCACTTGTGCTGACCAACTGTAGGATCTTTTACATAAGCGCCTTCGTATTTTGTATCTTTACTATGTTCTTCTCTTGGTGGTATGCATATGTTTTTTTTCAATAGATGATTGGCAATCAAAGTATCCCATACTCTAACTTGTGAAAATATATCATCATAGTTTACTTTAGATTCATAGGCAACAGTTAATGCTAACTCAATTAAACCAAGTTTATCTTCTAATGCGTCAACAATCTCAACGTCTTGTATATTGTAATCAATAAATTTTTGAAAGTCTTTCTCATAAAATTCTCTGAAAGTAGAATAAGGGTTTACGTTTTTGTTTTGACCAAGTTCTACTTCACCAATATAATCTAGTTTATAACTCTCTTGTCTAGTAGGTATAAACCATCTGTATAGATCAAGATAATCTAACATCACTGTACCTTTTAAAGTATATGTTGTTTGTGGTCTACCTCTTACCATGATTTCAATCTTTTCAATCATACCCCACGGCGACATTTTGTTTGCAACCTTTTCACCTGCAACCAGTTTAATTCTATTCATCAAGTAAGGTAGATCAAAGAATTTAGTATTCCAACCAGTGACAACATCTGGATAATTCTTAAGCCAAAACTTCATAAACTCCATGAGTAAAACGTTTTCGTTTTTACATTTAATAAAACTTATATCAGTTCTATCTGTCTTGTA